GCATTTGATTTATTGACATACGATGATAAAGATACCTTTACCACATAACACATTCACGGGAGAGCAAGAGCAATGGCTTGCCCATAATGTAGGACCACGTATGCATTATCTACACAATAGCATAGGTGGTCAAGGCTGGTTAGTAAAAAACGAATGGGAACCTAGCATGGTACAAAAGCGATGGTATCTCACACTAGAAGATGACAAACTTGCTACATTCTTCACAATCAAATTCTCCTCATGAGTACCATACCTCCATTCCAAGATTATGACGATGATGATCCAGAAATAGACTTTCGTAAGAAACGATGGGACTACTGGGCGGCACTGAAACAGATTCGTCAAGAATACATGGCTGATTTAAAAGCACTTGATGGACAGTTTGATGCATATGACTTTGAAGACTATATAGAAGCAAACTATGGCATCAAGATGAACATAGTAGATGGCAACATCACCGACGGGTACAAGATCATGGACGAAAAGAAGTACCTAATATTTTTACTGAAATACCAATGATATGTCATTTGTACAAATAAACGATTATGAAGAACCAATAACTTTTCGCAAGTTCAAGAAAACAGTGCATAACGGCACTGAGTGGGAAGATAAGATTTTCTACGAAACGAAAACAAACACCCAAGCGGCATCACGTTGGTTAGAAAAGAATTATGGTCCAGGTTGCTACTGTCAACTATGGTGGGGCACGTTCAACGCTGTCTGTATGTCCGAAAAGGTGTACACGCACTATGCTCTTAGTGTATTATAAGAGAAAAGGAATATTATGGCAGACGTAATGATTGACATTGAATCACTTCACACTTCACCAGATTGCGTGATTCTAACTATTGGTGCGGTACTCTTTGATCCTAAGGGACAAGGCATTATCGACAAGATTGAAATTCGACCAACAATCGATGATCAAACAGAGATTTATGATCGAAAGATCAATGACGACACGATTGCATGGTGGGGCAGACAGTCTCCAGAAGCCATCGAGGAAGCACTAGGAGACCAAGGCCGAGTGTCTTACCCTGATGCCATGGCACAGCTACACAAGTTCTGCTGGAATCGAGCCAAGAGCCCGTGGAGCAACGGAGCAACATTTGACATTATCGTTATGGAGAATGCATGGCGACAACTAGGCATGGTACCACCTTGGAACTTCTGGGATATCAGAGACACACGTACCTTGTATGATGTTTGTGGCGTCAAACTAAAAGATGGTGGACATGTAACTAGCCACAAAGCGGTAGAAGATGCAGAGCGCCAAGCTATTGTTGTGCAACAAGGTTACATGAAATTGATCAAAGCTGGCTTAGTAGCACCAAGATGAACTTAGAACAAGAAACAACATGGAGAACGTTGCAAGGATTGAAGCCAATTCAATCCTGGAGATGTAGGCTCGGTTGGCATCGATGGACTAACTACGAATTACACGAACGTAGAGACTGGGGTGATTCAATTGTAGCACGTTGTCATTGTGCAGATTGCGGATTGCCTAGACTAGAACAACCTTACACCTCACGTAGAGCAAAATGAGAATTGATTCAGACATTGACATTGACTTTGGACGTAGGGATGATATCTTAAAGCATATCACCCACGTCCGCGCGGCCATGCACAGCGTCAAGCCACATCGCCCACACAATACAGGCGTGTATGTTACTGACGTTCCATATGACCCTATCAATGATATATGTGCGATTGATTACAACGAGGCAGAGAAACGTGGTTATTTCAAGCTAGATTTCTTGAATGTCCACGTTTATGAAGATGTGCGTGATGAACAACACTTAACTGAGTTGATGAAGAACCCAGACTGGTCAAAATTAAATGACCAGAGTTTCGTTGAGAAATTGATTCACTTGAACAATCACTATGCAACGATGAAGAAAATGCCAGAGCCGATTGATAGTATTCCTCGACTAGCAATGTTCTTGGCAGTCATCAGACCAGGCAAGAAACATCTTATCGGCAAGAAATGGTATGAAGTCGGGCGAGAAGTCTGGGACAAGGGTACTGATGGATACACTTTCAAACAGGCACATGCAATTGCTTATGCACATTTAGTAGTAGTGCATATGAACTTATTAGGAGAAAAGAAATGAACTCAGCAGATATGGCGATGAACTTGATTTATCGTGCTAAAAATTTACAAGAATTTACAGTAGAAGTCGAAGTGCCAGATAACTTTAGATTCAACGGATTGATTCCATTTGATATGACGATTGAAGACAATATTATGAAGGCTAAAGTCTATGGTCTAGACTTTGACGAGGCTGTGGCCACGTTTGACAAGTACTTGTCAGAGAATACAGATATTTAAGGCATCTTGCGTACAAGCGTAATACTCTTACGCTTGCTTCTACGCTTATTAAGCTCGGCCATGCTACAAACTGGCCCATGTACGATAACCAAGCTCTTGTTATTGAACGTTCTCAAATAAGGCTTGAAAATAGCCCAGTCATCCTTGAGGAATAGGTTGATAGGTATAAGTCTATTTGATTCCCACCACCATACGTCTCCTAGCTCTAGGAACTTTTCCTTGATTACTGGGTCAACAATTGATCCATAGTCGTATATGGTTGTAACCATGTCATCACGATTCTGCACAATACCAACGTAATCCTGGTTGGCATAGGAGCATACTGTAATGAAAGGGTGGTTTTCCGTTAATTTCTGAAAAAATTCGTTATGAATCATTGTGATTTTATTATTGAAGTATTTAGCGGGCCACTAAACCATAAAGAATAAATAGATTATTAGGAGCGTACATTTGTGTATTCAACATCAGTCTTTTACTATACCCAGCGCCAAATTGTTGTGCTACTATCAGGAAACTCTCCAAGGAGCTATATGCCAGTTTATGCTAAACCACTAACACTACACAAGGGTGTCGATAATCAACTTCAATTCCAGTTCTTGAACCAGGAACAAAAACCAGTCAATATTACTGGGGTAGATATTACGTGCAGAATCTTGAATTATCAAGGCAATCAAGTGTTATTGCAGAAAGCATTAACTCCAGGACTGACTGTTAACGGTCTTTGTTCATTATTTGTCAGTCCAGCCGACTTGGCAGAGATTGATGCTCAAAAGTGCTATTATACACTAGAGATTCCAGTAGGCTCATTTGATTTCCCAGTATTCGTCGATCAGAATGCTGGTGGTCGTGGCGACTTGAATATTGTCAATAGTATCCTACCTAGTTTCGTTCCGTCTGATAAAATTACTATTCCGACCAGTCAGATATTCCCTAACACGAACCCTGATGCTGGCGGTCCATCTAATAGTTCACAGACTGTCACTTACTTCTCTAGCGTGATTACTACGGACGACAATCCTATTATTACTATTCAAACAGGATATGATCAATTCTATGGTAATGTGTTGATTGCAGGTTCTACGGTTATTGACAATGACTGGTATCCAATTCAATTGCATCAGTACGCTAATCTATCTGAAACTCAGGGTTATGTAATCCACGGATATCACCCATATATTCGCATGACATTTGAATCAAACGCAGGCGCAGTCACCAACATATTGGCAAGATAACTCACCACTTGAGTTGATTTTGTAATAGTTAGGTGTTATACTTTATTGATGTTTGATATCCTTTCTATTATACCTGGCAAGAAAAAGCATACTTCCAGCGGATGGACGAGTTTTAACGCCATCTGCTGTAGTCACTTTGGCCACAAGGCAGACCGCAGAATGCGGGGCGGTATCAAATTTGACGGCCAACACAACTGGTCATTTCACTGTTTCAATTGTGGTTTCAAGTGCAACTTCACTATAGGTCGGAGCATCAGTGTCAAAACTCGACAACTGTTGTCATGGTGCGGCATCGATGAAATCGAGATCCAACGATGGAGTCTCGAAAGCCTCCAATATAAAGACCTACTTGATTTTACTCCAAAAAAGCGAAAGAAAATTAAGTTCGAGGAGCATCAACTTCCATTGGGTGAAATCGTTGACAAAACGAATCCACAACACAAAGTATACGTAGACTATTTGAAGACTAGGAAGATAGATAGTAATGATTATCCCTTCTTAATCACCCCGAATGAGCGGGGTCGAATGAACTATCGTGTCATTATTCCCTACACTTACAAGGGAAAAATCGTCGGACACACATCTAGATTTCTAGACAACAAAACCCCAAAATACATTAACGAACAGCAACCAGGTTATGTCTTTAATATTGACATGCAAAAGGATGATTGGCAAGTTTGTATTTTAACAGAGGGTATTTTTGATGCACTGGCAATCGATGGTGTCGCTGTCATGCACGATGATATTAGTAATGAACAAGCAGAATTATTATCAACCCTAAATCGACAGATTATTGTAGTTCCAGATCGTGACAAGACTGGTATGAAAATGATTGATAGGGCATTATCACTGGGATATCAAGTTAGTTTACCTGATTGGGACGCCGATATTAAAGACGTTAACGATGCAGTGGTCAAGTACGGCAAGCTACAGACCCTATTAAGTATCCTTCAATCAGCGACTAATAGTAAAATTAAACTAGAATTACAGAGGAAGAAAATTGGCAAACAAAGCGGATTCTAAACAAAAGATAGATTACAATAAACCAGAGATACAAAAGTTATTTTTAGAAATGATGTTGACTAACGCAGAGTTATACACTCGTGTTATGAACATCATGAACAGTGAAAACTTTGACAAGACGTTGCGCCCTGTCGCAGAAATGTTCAAGTCTCACACTGACAAGTATAGCGTATTACCTGATCCAGTGCAGATCAAAGCATTGACTGGCATTGAGATTAATCCTGTTCCAGGCATGAACACAGGGCATGACGAATGGTTCTTAGATGCTTTTGAGGCATTTACTAAGCGCCAAGAACTCGAACGTGCGATTCTCAAAGCCGCTGACATGCTTGAGAAGGGTGACTTTGATCCTGTTGAGAAACTAATCAAAGACGCAGTGCAAATCAGTCTACAGAAAGACATGGGTACCGATTATTTCGCTGACCCACAGGCTCGTATTAACAAGTACTTTAATGCTGGTGGCCAAGTCTCTACCGGCTGGCCACAGATGGATAAGATCCTATACGGTGGCATGTCACGTGGTGAATTGAACATCTTTGCGGGTGGTTCAGGTTCAGGTAAGTCACTTGTTATGATGAACTTAGCCTTGAACTGGTTGGGCGTTGGCATGTCGGGTGTTTATATCTCACTTGAACTTTCCGAAGAACTTACATCACTACGTACTGATGCGATGGCAACTAGTATGGGCACAAAAGAGATTCGCAAGAATATCGATGATGCTCACTTGAAGGTCAAGATGCTTGCCAAGAAGTCTGGTCAGTATCGTGTTAAGGCACTGCCTGCTCAGTCAACAGTCAACGACATTCGTTCATACTTGAAAGAAGTACAGATTCAAACAGGTATCAAGGTTGACTTTGTGATGGTAGACTACCTTGACTTGGTTATGCCAGTGTCAGTTAAAGTTAACCCCAACGACCAGTTCATCAAAGACAAATACGTTGCAGAAGAATTGCGTAACCTTGCAAAAGAGATGGGCATTCTACTTGTTACAGCGTCACAATTGAACCGTAGTGCCGTTGATGAACTTGAGTTTGACCACTCACACATTGCTGGTGGTATCTCTAAGATTAACACAGCGGATAACGTATTCGGTATCTTTACTAACCGAAGTATGCGTGAACGTGGCAAATATCAGATACAATGTATGAAATCTCGTAGTTCGACAGGTGTCGGTCAAAAGATCGACCTAGACTATAATATTGAAACCATGCGTATTACCGATGATGATCCAGATGGCTATGCGGACCAACAAGCAAAGTATAAGCCTGCGCCATCACCTAATGATATAATGAGTAAGTTTAAAACACAGTCCACGATAACATCTACCGAACCAGTAATTGATCAGTCAACAGGTGAAATTCTTGAACCAGTTCAAAAGAAAGTTGTTGCAGATGTGCAAGGCTCTAAGCTCAAGGGTCTATTGAACTCATTGAAGAAATAAATCGTTTTACTGATAAATACTGCTAGGATAATTAATTATATGCAAAGAAAAACACGCTCACTTTTGCAGGAACTAGAAGAACTCGGCAATAACCGTGATACAAGTCACGTTATTGAAAGCCGAGCAAGCAACATTATTACTAGTGCAATTCACTTACTGGAAATGATCCAGAAACATTATCCAGAGGAACAAGCTCAGATTTTGGAGCGCAAGTTACTTAGCTCCATCAAGAGTCGTGACAAGGATAGATTCTCTAAGTCCATCAAAAAGAATAGAGATTAATCGTGACTAATCTGGCCTCTCTTGTTGAAACCATTGATACATTATCTCGTCCTAAGAAAGGTCATTTGGATCATCCAGAAGACTTAATTTTCTTGGACGGGTCGAATGGTGCAAACAGTGCTATTGATTCCATAGTCAATACGGTCAAAGATCCAAATTCAGTGACTATCAAGTGGGATGGATATCCTGCCTTGATTTTTGGACATGGCCGTGACGGTAGATTTTCTATCATGGACAAGCACATGTTTAACAAGAAAGATGGCTCAGGTAGAGAAATCTTTAGTCCAGAAGACTTTATTGCATATGATACAGCACGTGGTGTAGCTCGTGATAGTCTACACAAAATCATTAATCATATCTGGTCAGGTTTAGCTAAAGCCAGTCATGGCGGCATGGGATATTACTGGGGCGATTTGCTATTCAGTCATCCTCTAAAAGATCAAAATGGTGAATATGCATTCAGGGCAAATCCTAATGGCATTCAGTATCATGTTGCAGTCAACAGTGATGTTGGCAAACTGCTAGACGGTAAACAGGCCGGTGTTGCAGTACATCAGTTCCTATCTCCAGAGGCACCAAGTACTGATATGGCACAGTCCTTGAACGGTACTATTGGCAAGCTAAAAAATGATAGTGATGTGGCGATTGTTCCAAGCAAAATGCCCATCACTCCTAATCTAAAGGCAGATTCTTCTTTGGTGAAGAATGCCCAAGCGGCAGTACAGAAATACGGACAAGCAGTAGATCAGTTCTTTGCTAATGCACCACAAGCACGTAATTCATTTGCTCAATTATTCACCGTCTATGTTAACAAGAGAATCGTTGCCGGAGACCTAAACAATCTACTCGATGGATTCATGGATTTTGTTTCTAGCCGACCAATGACCGATAGAATGAGAGCCAAGATTACTGAGTATCTACAAAGCAATCAACAAGCACTGACCGGTGCATTTACAATCTGGGCCGAAATCTACAAGCTCAAAATGGATATTATCTCTCAATTGAATAGTGCCGCAGAAGCTAGTCCAGTTAAAGGATATTTGCAGAATGGCTCTCAAAGTCATGAAGGTTTTGTTTCCAATGGCATAAAACTGGTGGATAGACTCGGTTTTAGTCGCCAAAATCTCTCAGGAAGATAGTCAAAATGGTGCTTTTTTATTACGAATGATAAATAAATGTATGAATCAGTAGGATTCAACACATTTAAAGGAATATTAAAATGGCACAATTTACACGTACCCATGGTGACTATCAACCAGTAATGAACTATGACGCACCAGCTTATACAGTTGGCGCAGTTAACGCTGTTACATCAGCGGCTACAGTACAACCACAAGGTCCTAAGCTAGACTTCTTCACAGCTACTGCTACAGGCGCTTTGTCAACTACTCAAGTTAACACAATGGTTCAAACAATCCAGCAATTAGCTACTATCTACTTGTACGAGTACACAGACGCTTCTGACGATACACTAGCATTCGCTGTTTATCCAGTTGGCGCTTGGACTACTTCTGCACTAGACACTGCTTTCACAGCGGCTGGTGTAACTGGTACAACTACTACAGCTACAGCTACATTCACAGGTTAATTTTAACTTGCCCCATAAAGAACCCGAGATTTTCTCGGGTTTTTTTATTCCTATTAAATAGTTGTATGAGTTACATGATTACCTGCTACACACTATTTGATATCACATCGACGAATGTGTTGAGTCGCCATCGCCCAGAGGTAGGACAGGATGAAAATCAGTGGCGCTACAAACGCAACACACAATGTAATTTCGATACTATTCTACAAGCAATATCTCTACGTTCACAACCAGACGTTCTATCTAAGCCAGAAAAATCCCTGATCAAGTTCAGCGAATTCACTGAGTTTGGATTTCTTTTCGAACAACAAGAGGATGAGACATATCCTTGCTGGTCATTCAATTTTGAAATTCACCATCTTAGTGTGTTCAACGACGGAATTTCAGAACTAGGAGCCCTGTATGGCGATTGCCATGGTGTGCCTATGATTAAGTGTGGCACAGAGTGGGATAAGTTACCCGTCACCCTAGACAGTACTGACGAGTTGAGAAACATATACTTTAAGGTCATGATCAATGATAACTGACAAAATACTCAGAAAAATAGAGCGAGTTATTCCCAAGGAGCAAATTAAATCACTCCAGGATATAGTCGTATACCAAGACGAAGATGGTACCTATCAGCTATTTGAGCAATATTCTATTGAGAAGGTAGGCTCTAGCTACATTGTATCGGGAAACAGTCTTAGTAAAACACTGTCATTCTCTGTTCTAAAACATGCAGTGACCTGGTGCACCTATGACAAACGAAACAAGATCCTAGATGCTAACTCCATCTTGGATTTAGATCACAAAATAAGCAGACTTGAATCTGATATTAACATTCGTCAAGCTATGGCCAAAAAGGCAAAGTCTCCAGACGACAAGTTGATATACATTGCCAAGTTAGGTGAAGACAAACTTAGACGCAAACAAATGATAGAGCAATTGGATAGCTTTGTCAGAGAATCAAGAAATTGGCAGTCTAATCGCCTAAGCAAAAGCTAAACCTTAACACAAAAAGATAAATACATTATACATTTGTTTGGAATGGAAACCTATGAAACTAACAGAATTTGACAATAACACCGTAACTAATGCATCACGTGCATTAAAAGAACACTATGAGCTACCTTTCAATGTTGATAGCATGAATATGCCAGCTACTACAAAGATGCTTAACAAGGTTCGCGGTCTAATCAAGGAATCACAGGCTAGCGCCGATTTCTATAAGAGCCAAGCTACACCAGCATACATGAAGCTAGTATTCATGGAGCAAGCGTTAGCATCACGCCACAGCTATCTACAATCACTACCACAGACTCGCATTGTTGTAGAGAACGAAGAAGTTGAAAAATCACAAGTCGTTTTAGCGGCACAAGACCTAGTTGATTCAGTACAGAAAATGCTTGAAGAAGTTGGTCAAATGCAAGTTAAAGAATTGCCAGCTCTAGTCTCTAGCATCGAATCAGAAATCGGTGTACAAGAGAGCCAACAATACGACCAAGCCGTATCTCAGCAACTTGATCAACTAAGTGCCGCCCTAAAAGAGGCATTCACTGGTCTAAAAGGTGCGCTAGGTACTGTCACTGGCCAAGGTGATGCAGGATTCGACGATGGCATGGGTGCAATGGATCAGATGGACGCAGGTCTAGACGACATGGAAGCCGGTGCCGCAGAGATGGGTGACGACATGACTGACATGGCCGCAGAACTTCCTGCACCAGAACCAGCAGAAGAACCAGACGCAGAACTAAGCGCAGTTGGCCGCGCAAAGCGTTAATCATGCGTTTATACGAGTTTGCTGATCCTCAAGTAATTTCTCTAATCGCTATCGGTAATCAATTAAAAGATGCTATCGATAGCGGTAAGGCAGATTCTAGCTGGACCGTTGATGAATTACTGAAATATTTTCAGGCATACGGAATCAATTTGTCTGCCGGAGACTTGAGAAAAATGATTACTCAACCGCCATTGAATAAGATTATCAGCAATATTCAAGGCGATCAAGTTGTTTTCGTTGGCCAAGATAATGCTCAAGGCGAAGAAAACGACGAATCGGAAAATCAAAAAGTTGTAGACCAGATGGCTAAATCAGCCATGAAGTGATATTTCCTTTCCTAAAATGGACATTACTCATTTAGTAGTTAATGGTTGTAGTTGGACATATTGCGAAGGCTTAGCACATCCAGATACTCAGGGTTGGCCAGCACTATTAGCTAAAAAACTAGGTGTTGAATTTGTAAACTTGGCAGTTCCTGGATGTGGCAATGATAGCATACACCGCAGAACATACGAGTATGTCATTGAAAATCTTCCATCAGGAAGTAAACCTCTTTTCATTATCGCATGGAGTCAATACTGGCGCAGGGAATCATGGTATAATGAACTACATGGAATCAAAGATTTCAATGATTATTCATTGATAACAATCCCACCTTCTGGTCCCAGATCAAATACTGAACGAGCATTATTGGATAATTGGAACGAAATAGATTTTTATAGAAAAACATATTTGTATAAAATCTCATTGATCAATTTGTTCGAAAACAATAATATACCATATTTAATGTCTGATTATGCAGACAATCATGATACTCAAGTTATAAAAACTATTCAGGATAGATTTCCTAACTTAGTAGATATGTGCTTAAACAACAGTAAACATTTGAGTCCATTTTACAAAATAACACATGACTATCCAAAAACAAAATGTGGACACGATGGACCAGAAGCGCAACAAGTGTTGTCTTCCTATATTAAAACAGAGTTGGATAATCAATATGGCTCATTCAATATTGTGCCTGGAAGTTTCCTGACTTTAAACAATTTCAAAATATCAAATACTGGCGATAGTATTGCTGATAGAAGGCTCAGATATCGACCGTAAGTATTGCATTTGTAAATATTATTGCTTATAATACTTTAATGTACATACCAGATAAATTTAACTATGTTCCCATGAGTCGAGTAGAGGTAGATGGAAAACGTAGATATGCAACGCCAGACGGCGAAAAACTTCCCTCAGTTACCACAATTCTAGAAGCTACAAAGCCAGAAGAATCGAAAAAAGCTCTACAAGAATGGCGCAATCGAGTAGGTGCACAACGAGCGCAAGCTATCACGACAGAGGCAGCCAGTCGTGGCACAAGAATGCACAAATTCTTGGAAGACTATATCAAAACAGGAGCAATCAGTGAGTCCGGAAGCAATCCATATAGCGTCCAAAGCCATAAAATGGCACAGTCTATCATCAGTCAAGGACTGGTCAACTGCACTGAGTTTTGGGGTACAGAAGTTCCTCTTTATTTTCCTAAAGTATATGCCGGAACAACTGATCTGGTTGGCGTACATGACGGTAGCCCTGCTATCATGGATCACAAACAGGCCAACAAGCTGAAAAAGAAAGAGTGGATTTCAGACTACTTTATTCAACTGGCAGCCTACGCTAATGCTCATAATGAAGTACACGGCACTGATATTCGTAAGGGTGTGATTTTCATGTGTACCGCAGATAATATCTATCAAGAGTTTATCATCGACGGCACAGAATTTGACCATTGGACCAATGAGTGGTTCAAGAGAGTCGAGCAATACTACATGCAGTTCATATAGGATTTTTGATAAATAAGTGTAAATCTTTCAAAGAATACACTTATGGCAATCATACAAATCTCAAAAATCCAGCAACGTTCCGGCAATCTAGTTGATTTACCTCAGTTAGATGATGCTGAATTTGGTTGGGCAACGGACGCAAAACGACTGTTCATTGGTAAAACAACGCCCAATGAAAATATCGAGGTATTAACTACATATTCTAACATTAGTTTTAGTCAGTTAAATGGTGCTGTCGGTAATTTAAACATGGAATCTGTTACCAATGGTCAGATTCTTACTTATGTCGCAAGCACAAATACCTGGGAAAACTATACAGGTTCAACACAGCTGGATGGTGGTAAATTACAACTAGGCGATGTTGCAAATATTTCAATGACTGGTGCCGCCGGTATTGGATATGTGTTGTCAACCGATGGTGTGGGCAACTTGTCATGGACACCGAAGGGCACATTACAGACTAACATCAGAGCATTGTCAAACGCCAATCCAATTGTGATGACAGTGCCAAATACTATTCCGTTCGTCAACGGATCAAGTATCACAATTACCGGTGTTCAGGGCACTAATGCAAACTCTATTGTTAACGGCCAAAGTTTCTATCTTACTCTAGCTGTTGACTTTAACACAACCGGTAATGTCAGTTTATACACGGACGTTGGTCGCACCGTTGGGGCAAACGGCTTCTATTTAACTGCTACTGCAAATACTGGTGTTGCTACATCTGTTATCTCTGGTGGCGGTGCAGGTTCTAGTGCAGGCGGCGCAAATACTAGCGTACAATTTAACGATCAAAACATTAGTAACGGTGTTGTTGGATTCACTTTCGATAAAGTTACGACAACGTTGGCAGTAACTGGTCCAATCAATGGTAACACGGTAACTGCCAGCACATCAATGACTAGTCCAGTGTTCATTTCGAACATCGCAACTGGCACTGCGCCACTAACAGTAACTTCTACCACACGTGTTGCTAACTTAGATGTAGCAAAAGCAGGTGTTGCAAACACTGTCAATGATGCCGCACAGCCTAACATCACTAGTGTTGGTACATTAACATCATTGACTTCATCTGGCAACATCACTGCACCAATTCTTATAGCTACTGCCAACGGAACAGGTAATACCGTTAAAATTGGCGATGATGTATGGTTAGGTGATATCAACGTCACCAATACCATGGTCATCAAAGGTCAACAAGATGGTGCAAATGGATACGTCATCTTTGGTAACGGTGATACAACAAGTACTTTAGGTCGTGCCGGTACAGGGCCACTAACGTACACCGGTGCATTCAGTGCAACTGGTAACGCAAACGTTGGCAACTTAGGTACCACTGGTGTATATGCAACAACTCTGTCAGCTACTGGCAATGCCAACGTAGGCAATATTGGAGCAACAAATATTGTTGGTACCATCACTACTGCCAGTCAGACTAACATTACGGCAGTAGGCACACTAGCAACATTAAGCGTGTCTGGAAATGCTAACGTAGGTAATATCGGCGCAACAAATATTGTTGGTACAATCGCAACTGCATCGCAGACAAACATTACTGCGGTTGGCACGTTAGCAACTTTATCAGTTAGTGGCAATGCCAACGTAGGCAATTTAGGTGCAACTGGCATCTTTGCAACAACATTAAGTGCATCAGGTAATGCCAACGTAGGTAACATCGGTGCTACTAATATCGTAGGTACTATTGCAACTGCAAGTCAAACTAATATTACAGCGGTTGGTACATTGGCATCACTGAGCGTAAGCGGTAATGCCAACGTAGGTAACATTGGTGCAACAAACATTGTAGGTACTATTGCAACTGCAAGTCAAACTAATATCACGGCTGTAGGCACATTAGCAAGCCTATCAGTCAGTGGCAATGCAAACATAGGCAACGTTGGCGCAACTACATTCGTAGGTAACTTAAGTGGTACATCAGTCAGTGTATCAGGTAACGTACAAGCAGGTAATATTGTGTTAGCTAACGCCGCAATTGTCAGTGCAAACAACATGCAATTGACAACTGGCGCAAACACAAACTTGGGCAACATTACCGGTAACTGGACGTTGACCACTGGTTCTAGATTACAAGCAACATACGCTGACTTGGCAGAATACTATGAAGCAGACCAAGTGTATGAGCCTGGTACTGTTTTGCAGTTTGGCGGTAGCAAAGAAGTCACATTAGCAGAAGACGGAACAACTCGTGTTGCAGGCGTGGTCTCAACAGATCCTGCGTATGTAATGAATTCAAGTTGCGAGGGCGATGCTGTGGCAGTTGCCCTACAAGGTCGTGTGCCAACTAAGGTACGTGGCACAATTCGCAAGGGTGATTTGATGATTTCAGGCGGCAATGGATTTGCTAGACCTTCAATATCACCAGTCATCGGTTCAGTGATCGGCAAAGCTCTACAAGACTTTGACGGCATCGAGGGCATTATTGAAGTTGCCGTCGGAAGATTATAATTAGGAAATAAAATGGCATCAGCAATTTACACAGCAAACGGTACAAGTCAATTAACATCAGTCGCTACCACTGACAAAGTGCGTATTGCTACAACAACATCAGCAATCGCAGTAGCAGTCGGCAACTCTAGTGTTACTGCTAACTTAACTGCATGTGAAATTATCCCTGCTAATACAGTGGACAACAACTTCTTGGTTGGCCAAGGTAACTACATTGCTTATATTAACGTAGCAGGCACAGCGGGCGCATTCAGTATAACAGGTCTAGGTGCAAATCACCCGGCTACTGGCACTGAATAATACACGTATTAGATAAATAGATTATACACTCTCAATTCTGGGAGTTTATGCAGTTCCCCACTGCGTAGCGGCTAGAACCCGCAACTCATTATAAGGAAAAACAAATGGGACGTCCTCTAAAAATTTCGAAAGCGGTCTTGTTGACAATGACTGCTACAGCATCAGCAACTGGTCTAGTAACTGTATCTGATAATTTAAACACATTGAATATTATCGCTGGCATGCCATTCACGCCAAACGTAACACGCGGTGGTTTGACAGCTGGTACAACATACTACATCTTGCAAGTTGTTTCTGCAAATACATTCACTGTATCTGCAACACAATTGTCTGCAAACCCAACAAACACACCAGTTTCTCTAACTAACTCATCTACTGCTACAACATTGACAGTTGGTTTCACTGACACTGGCTTCTCTAATCCAGATGGCTCAAACACAGCTACTAACTCTACAACATATGGTGTTGTCGGTGGTAACACTGGTATCTACGGTTCACAAACTCTATGTAACGTAGCATTTGGCGTAGAAGGCACCGGTACCGTATTTGCATCTACATCTAGTAACGTTGTTACAGGTTATGGCACAGACTTTGCTAACATTGCCGCTGGTACTAAGTTGTTTGCTCACTGGGGTAATGACCCTGCAGTAGCAATGCTATTGGGTACTACTACATCTACAGCAGGTGATTTGACTGTTGCAGTTGCTAACACACAAAACACAGGTAACATCATTGGTACAAGTGGTAATGCTCAGACGTTGGTTGAAGGTTCTCCAGTTACATTCACTGCTAACTTGGGCGGCCTAGTAACAGGCACAACATACTGGGTTAAGGACATTGCTAACGCATCAGCGTTTACGGTATCATTGACACCAGGTGGCGCAGAAGTTGATTTGTCAAGTGCTACTGGTACTCCTGACGCTGTTCAACAACAAATTGTTCTAGCGGCCACATCAGCTAACAATGCAACAGGTGCTGATAGCACAGGTGATACATTCGTTCAAGCATTACCAGAAGCTGGTTACATTGTTCGTCAAAAGGGCAAGACAAAGTATCTAGTACAAGGTACTGTTACTGGCATTCTAGGTCAAGCATACACTGCTAACGTTGCTAACACAGCATTGACACCAAACACAATGTCTATCCGTTCAACTAACGCCGCTTCAGGTGTGAACTACATCAGTTCATTGAATGACTACCAATCTGAAACATTCCCAGCACAAGTTGCGGCAGGTTCATTGTCAGCAGGTACACAGTATGTAATTTACAGTGCAGGTACAACAGATTGGACAGCAGTTGGTGCTCCAAGTAACATCACTGGTGTAACATTCACTGCTACAGCAAGTGGTTCAGGCACAGGTACAGCGATCTTGACGACAGCTAACCCAGATGTTATCGCAACATTCGGTACAGCATACGCGGCAAATACATACGGTGGCCAACCTAACCCAATCGTAACTATTAACAACGCTTAATACTAACGGATGAGAGTTAAAATGCCAGCCGCAAGAGCAGTCAAATCATCTCAGACAGCAACGGATGTTGCTGTCCTTCAAGTCCAAGTCCAAAATATTGAGGACAAAGTTGGAGAGATAAAAGAAGATGTGAAAGACCTTCG